TCACGTTTATTGATGAATCTTTATCTTTTACGGAATGGGTATACATTGGTTACTTTAAAAGGTAGCAATGAGGATAAAATAAGTTATTATAAAGCATTGGAAGAATCTCATACAGAGAATAAGCCGGAAGCCTTTCAAAAACTTGTTGTTGAGGCCGAAATAGCCTCTTTACAAAGATATTTGTCTATAATGCAATAGGGTATGAATACAAATGAAATAGATAAATTGAGCTTTGCAAAAGCTCATGCCTTGTTTGAAACTGGAGATATAGATCGTATTGAGGTGGGAACCGTAAAGGGATTGTGTGACATACACCGTTATTTGTTCGATGGGTTGTACAGGTTTGCTGAACAGGTGCGTACGTTGAATATAGTAAAGGGAAACTTTCGTTTTGCTAATTGTATGTATCTTGATGTGATACTTAAAAAACGTCTTGGCATGGTGATCGATTGGCAGAATGTAGATAAGGTTCTCTATTTGCAAGCTATGGAAAGAAGCCCGATTAACGACCTGGAACTGCGGACTTTGTTACATCAAAGATTAACCAACCAGGTAGATGATAGAGAAGTTATATTTAAAGGTATTACGCAATCTTATTATTATGAGGGTTACGAACCAGAATAATGAAGAGGTTAGTAATCCATTTTGTTCTTTATTGTGGAAAGGACGTCAATGTAAAAGCAAATCAAATATGAATAAGAATATCAATCTTAAGTATTCAGTCAAAGGATTTTCAGATGCAAAAGCAACTGAATATTTGGAAGAACTAAGAAATAGGATTGTAGTCAATGATTATACAAGACCCCTCATATTTATCAAATATGGTAAACTGAATGTATTAAATGGACTCAAATCTATAATATCAGAAATATGTGATTGTCTGATAATTGGTAATGCACAAGCTGCTATAACTCTAACAAATCACCTATTTGAGAATAGTTTGAAACAAACATTGATAACATGGGATTCACAGGGTAGACGATTTAATGATTCTGAGAGGATAGATGAAACATTCAAACAAGAAGTTGAGGACTATGATAATAGGGATATTGAACCTAATATTAAGAAGTGTAAAAGTAAAGGTTTGATAACCAAAGATGAAGCTGAAAGATTGATAAAGCTAAAAAATATATACCGAAATACCTTTTCTCATGCTTCTTATTCAAAACTATTTAAAGAATCTTCTACTGTTATATACTCTGGTAGCTTGAATGAACCAACAAAAATAAAAGAAGAAATTGTAGATGTCTCCAAAGTTCCATTTTTATATTTATTGGCTCAAGAGCAATTTGCAAAGAAAAATGCTTTGATTTATTTTCTGGAAGTATATGAGTTCATAGATAAAATGGATAAAAAATTATTGGATTTATATCCAGAAGTGAAAGAACTTGTTTTGCAACGGGAAAATCAGCTTTGATTCCCGACAAAATAATTGTAAATATGTATTAAACATACCCCGTTCCTTGATTGGTTCGGGGCTTTTGTTTATACTTAACCATTAAAACTATAATTTATATTCTTCATTCAAACGCTTTATAGCCTTTTTTATTGTTGAGGCTGATAACTTATACTTGTTTGAAAGAAAGTCCCGAGTTTCGGCTTCTTTTCGTCCTTCTGCAAGCATATCTCTATACTCATAGAACATATCAAGATACATTATATCATCTGCGCTCACTCCGTTTCTGTTCATTGTAGCGAGTAGAAAGCGGCTTGATGCTAAAACCTCATATACTTTCATCTGCTTTGGGAATATAAGGTAAGAAATCAAAGCCTTTAAACTCTTTACTGTTGATGGTATGAGTTACCTTTTGTTTATCAGAAAGACCTATAATTCGGGAAACTATATTGGGATTAAACGCTCCAACAATAGCACCTTCTAATTGTTGTGTCCTGATAATATTCTCTATGCGTGTAATGACCGGAAAGAAATCTTCATTTGCACCCTCTTTAAATTTCCGCCAATATGATGAACTGACATCTAAATAAGCCATTAACCCGGTCAGAGAGTAAGGACGTTGTGTAGGGCTTTCTTCCTTTTCCTTTATTTCTCCTTTCGTTTTATTCTTGATTGCTTTCCATGGAGTTCTGTCACAATAGGCAAAATACTCACAGGCTACTTCCCACAACTGTTCAGGAGAAGCAAAACGCTTACTTCTCCCATGCTTGTTTCTCAACTTCCAAAATTGGTTTCTTTTAGGTGCAGACATAACTAATGTTCTTTTAATTGTTTGATTAAATCCGCTTCTTCCTGATCCTTGACTACAACGGTCAATCCTGTAGAAATTTCTCCTGAATGTTCGGTATTCTGTTTGTTCTTCCATCTGTCAGGAGCAAGGTTTGTGAGAAGGAATATTCCGGCTCCTACATTAGGTTCAACACGGACATTTTTTCTTACTTCCTTTTTCAACTTCTTTTTCTTGCCTTCCATGTAGTATTCAGAAGAAACCTGTTCGTATTCATACCCGATGGCAGACCTTGCAAGGGAAGAAACGACATTGCGTTCTAACCCGTTTTTGAAATCTTCTTTCGCCTTTTTTATAGCATTCCCGAAAGTTTCATTTTCCATCCATCGGTAATAGGTACTCTTTCCGATTCCCATTACATTACAGAAGTCAATAAGCTTTGCACCGCCATAATCTATAAGTCCGTTTTCACATACCCAGTCAACGCACTTTTGAATTGTTTCTTCATTAAATTTTGCCATATCTTCAGTAGTCTTTTATATTTAATCATTAAATTACAAATCTCCCAGATGATCCAAAGCTTCGTCCGGTATTTCCATATTTATAGCCTCCTCCATAGAGATAGAATGTCCCAAATACTCTTCTAAAAGCATTTTTCTAGTTTGATTGGCCTGTTCGGTAATACTCCGAATCTTTTCTTCTACATTTTCTTCCATGTCATTACAATTTTAAAAGTTTACACTCGCATATATCGTTCTCTTTGGTCTTTATCTCTATGATAGCCAGATAACAACCATATTGAGCCAAATAAACCGGTATATCCATCTCTAAGTCCCGCAATTCGATACTGTTAAGACGGATATACTCGGTCACTACCTTTGCATTATTGATTAGTCCTTTGTACGTCTGATAGTTATTTGCAATTAAGGTATTCCATTCTAGCCCCTTGAATATTCCCTTTGTGCCATCAAGAAGTAATATCCGAGGATTGGCTTTATTATACTGTAGTTCTCCGTTATCGTTGTAGGAATACAAAGGAATATAAGCAACGTCTCCTTTTGTACTGCAGGCGGAGAAAGGCAAAGTGATAGCATCACGTTCGTACTCTATCGTGGCATCATCAACCTGGATATTTCCATCATAGTTTCCCATGACATTATCATCTTCTTTATACCGGAACCAGTTGTTTTGAGCAATGTTATTAAGGGTGTACTGTAAGTTTCTTGGCGTTACGCTATTATAAGCCATTATCACACGATTCGTCCAGTCTACAGCTTTAGATTTGTTTGCAGACAGATTATCGAAGGGAATAAACTTGATCCCGTTTTCGCCATCCGGTAAGGCAAACAAACCGACCATTGAGGCAACGGCTTTAATGAAGTCTATTTGCTTGATGTCCGGAAGATTGGGAACTAGAGGAAATTTCTCACCAAAAGATATTTCACCCTTAGTCTTTAGATACAGATTTATATTACTATCAGATTCAATAAAACAAGAATTTTGATCTATGGATGGTCTTGGAGTAAGACTTAAATCAAATTTATACCCATCTTTTATATCTACTTCATAACTAAATTGAAAATAAAGAGATTTATATCCGTCTTTTTGTTCTATTTGAGGATATATAGTTTTACTTATTACAGGAGATGTATTTGCGCTATCTTCATATACGTTAAGTATTATAGGATAATCGGATGAAGATGTACTATATGTATATTTTATTCCAATATATATTTCTCCACTTATTAGTGAAGCTTCATAATTTGATTTCAAGAAAGTGTTTTCTGAAAGAATCTCTCCATAATTCTGTTGTGTAGCATCTGGGATTGAAAAAACAACATCGCAAGAATTAAATCTGTCATATCTAAGACCTGAAGCCTTTATAATAAATGGGAACTTATCAAAAAGGGGTTGTGAATCATTCCTTGTCAAAAGAGGAATAATCATTTTGTTTATAACAGTAAGCTTGTCAGACGGGAAATTAAATGTCACTCCGCTTTCTTCTTGAATCCTATAAAGTATCCACCATACAGGTACTACTGGATGACGCCAAACGTTTGGATCATTAGGGTTAAACCCGTAGTCAATACGTGGAAATCTTTCCGAATTTTCTCCCCAATTTTCCCAAACAACCCAATCTGTACCCTCAACTGTTCCATATTCCAAATCCGTTAGCTTCTTGCCATCGTTTACTACACTGGCGAAGTTAGTGACATTACCCCAGGTAAGAGCTATTTCTATTGATTCATTAATCTCTAGCAATACTACAATTGCATCTTTGATTATCTCAATGCCATTCCGTAATAACGTACCTTTATGCTTTAGGTACGGATAACGGCTTATTGAACTGGGAAGATGTGCGCACTCAATCAAAGCCAGATTCTTTGCTGTTTTAGGAAGTTTTATCGTATAACTGCTATTACTTACAATTTTACTAATATCGGTTAGCAGGTTACTCTTGTAGCTCAAAGTAATATCCGTCTTGTTGAGATCGGCTTTTGTGTTATTGATATATAATTCGTCTCTTATCATAATGTTTAAATTTTGATTATTAGTAATTTATTTAATTAGAAAATGTCTTTTGCATATACTTCAGTACTTTTTTCATAGCGTATTCGCCATCTCTGATACACCAACCTGTGTCACCAAATTGTGATGAACGGGGATAGGATTCATAAACCTGTTCGTTTTCGTCCTTCTCCAGATTCGACCGGAACACCTCGAAATATACAATCCCTTCCGGGGTGGTTCTTCGGTAGCAGTACATTCGGTTGCTTTCGTTTTTAGATACCAATTCGAAAGAATCACCGTACTTTTTAAATTTATCCTTTAATGGAGGATATTTTATGCGCTTTAATCTTTCCATTTTAAAATCTTGTTTTTATATTAGCGACTTTCTCCGCAAAGATGAACATCTTATCATCCCGCAAAAGAAAATGGCTTAAATCGCTTTATTTGGACTAAATATATTTTTTTGCTCGTTTATCTCTTCCAGACCAAACTCTACTCTCGGATTCCGTCGGTCTATCCGTTTCTCCGCATGAATCTCAAAACATAGGCTGTCATTTGTAATAGCCTCCACCATTTGCAAGCAATCAAGGATCGTTTTTAAGGCATTATCCAGATCGAAGCGAATATTCCCATGCCATACACGAATAAATAGCTTGAAACGACCGGAAATGCGCTTTCCTCGATACTTCTTGCATTGTAGGCAGAAGGATTTCTCATACTCCCTGATCCGGTCGTTTTTGATGATCCGTTTCTGACCGTCTTTGCCCGGTACGGCTTGATAGTTATTTGCTTTCGCTATCACTTGTCCGTAGATTGTTTCTATTTCCATAGCTAGAAGGGATTGTTTTCTGTATAACCTTTCGAATCGTAGTCAAATATCTTAGTTAGGGAACCGTTATGCTTGAATTTGACAGTTCCGACAGAACCGTTTCGATGTTTGGCTATAATCAATTCACCATAGTTGTAAACCTCATGCCCGGATGAATCCTTTACACTGATTCCGTAATATTCCGGACGATGGACGAATATAACCATGTCCGCATCCTGTTCAATGGCTCCCGATTCTCGAAGGTCTGCAAGAATAGGTTTTTTATCCTGTCTCTTGTCTACTTCCCGGTTGAGTTGAGACAGAAGGATAACAGGTACATTCAATTCTTTAGCGATAATCTTTGCTTCCCGGGACATCCGGGCTATTTCCTGTTCTCTGTTTCTTGTTCCATTTGAGCTTTCAGTTACCAACTGTAAATAGTCTATTATCACCATTCCACATTTGTTTTGTCGATGGTATAAACGGCACGTTGCACGGATGTAACTCATTCCTATAGCTGCGTTATCGTTTATTGTTATCGGTAAGCTGTATAAAGTTACCCCTACTGCTTTATCTATTTGCTGTAGCTCATCTTGGCTTATATTGCCGGACCTTAATTTGCTGGGATGTACATTGGATTCTGAAGCAATGAAACGTTCATACAGGCTGACAGAATCCATTTCTAAAGAAAAAATGACTACCGGAATACCTTGTCTAGCTGCTGACTTTCCAAAATGTAGAGATACAGCAGTTTTTCCCATGGCTGGGCGTGCTGCCAATACTATCAACTCGCCACCGTGCCAACCGGAATTCATATCGTTAAGGTCTTGTAGCCCGGTTGTTATTCCTGTCTGTTTCCCGCTACTATACAATCCCATCTTCCTCTCTATGTTTTTTAATGCGGACTGTGCAATGTCTTTAAATGACTGGGATTCACTTTGCCCGATTAAATCCTGCTGCATTTGCTCCAGTGCTTTCCCCGCATTGAAAAGGACGTCGCCGATATCTTCCGTATCGTCATAAGCTTGTTGTTGGAGTATATGGGATAATTCAATAGCTTTCCGTTGTAGATATTTCTGTTTTACCATCAAGGCATGTTCGACGGCGTGGAATGAATCGTAGCCGTGATTCAAAGTTTCAGCGATGAAGTGGGGCGGAACTTCTTCTATCTTTCCCATCGAACGTATCTCATTCGTTACTGACACTATATCACATGGTTTATTGCTTGCATGAAGAGACCGTATAGCTTCATACAATATTGCATTCCGGATATCAAAAAACATGTCTGTTCTTAGATCGGAAGATATAGCATCAAATACTTTATCACCTCCAATGCTAAGGAGAGAACCGTTAACGGCTTGCTCCGCTTCAGGTGCGTTCGGCATTCCCTTAATTGGGGACGGTGTATACTTGTTTGTTTTCATCCTGTACCTCCTTTCTTCCGTGATTCTGCCACCAATAAGTAAACCTTCTCTTTGCGTCTGATATGTTCGATATACTTCGTTCTTCTCCGATTGAAACGATATAAGCAATGAACTTATCTAACTGGTCGGGAAGCATAGAAATAAAAGACACGCCTAAAGTAGACTGCATACAAACAGATTCTTTCCATGTTTCGTCAGATAGTAGTTGCTCTTTGATTGATTGAAGGTCGAGAACTTTATTTGCTCCCTCTCTCACACTCTCTCCATTAAGAGAGAGAGTATCACTAACACTTACACTATCACTTACACTTACAGTTGACGTTCGTTTACGGTCGCATACGGTCGTTGACGTTCGTTTACGGTCGTTCGCTTGATGTTTTCTGCTTTCTGCACTTTTGAGAGCGGCTTCTTTCCGTTGTTTGATAGCAGCATCATATTTGCCTATATTACGGTCAATAGCCGGTTTAAAGATGGAGAACATTGCATTGACTACAGTATTGTCTGTTTGCGGCATTTCTTCTGTTCTAACATAGTCGAATATTGCTTTAATGAGTTCGCCCGCAATGTCGTTGGGCTGTCCGTCGAACGCATCTTCCCATTCTGTATAAAGTACAAATGATTTTCTACTCATTGATACCTCCTTCCCAGTCAATAGACATTTGCCGTTTGTCCGGCTCTAACCAGTATAGTTTTCTTCTATCGTCCAGGCGAACGTCTTTAATGTTCCAACCTTCTTTTCTAAGGTCGGATATGACTTTCCGGCTATCGTTTCCGCCAGTAAGGTTGTTTAAATCTTTACTAGTGTACTTGCCACCATCTAAGAATAGTTTGCGAATCTGTTGTTTGATTCGAGATGATTTGCTATCTTTGCTCCTGTTGTTGAGGAGATTGGCGGTCGTGGAGGCTGCCTTTTTCTTTTCTTCCATAGTCATGCCCTCCGATATTTGAATACGACCTGCTTTTTTACTGCCTCATCAATAGCATCTGCTTCATATAGGATTCTACTACCTACATGTTTGGCGACAAGAAGTCCGTCCTTTGTTATTCTCGCCAATGTTGGTAAGGTGACATGAAGGATTTCAGCGGCTTCTTTTCGAGTGTAGAACTTAGGTTCTTTCTTTGATGCAGCTAATACTCTCTCTGATACTCTGTCTACTATTTCGTCAATAATAGGGGAGATGAAGCCCATAACGAGCTGTTGCGTCTGGGTAATGTTAATGTCTGACTTTCCCATAGATTATTCTTTAAAGGATTTTTTCAAGGCATTATTAATATCACTATCAGTGTAATATACACGTGAACCAATTTTTCTGGCGTTAATAACACCCAATTTAGTCCAGTTATCTAAAGTGACAAGAGAGATTTGCAGTTTTTCTGCTGCTGCTTTACGTTTGTAAAGCCTGTCTTTGGGACTTACATCTACTTTGAGAGTAGACTCTATTATATCAGCCAACTTCTTATCAAGTAAGCGGCTCAACATACTTTCAAGGTCACTCATTGTTGCGCCTTGAATAAGTACCGAATTAGGGGTAGAAATAAATTGCTCCATAATCTTTCGTTTTTGATTATGGAGCAAAGTTTGTCTGTTTTTATCAATAATTATCTATGCGCATATATGTGAAATAATAATGCGCATATATGCAAAATTAAACATCGGCTAAAGCAGAACTAATAATAGATTCAATATCATCTATATTTCTATTTGAATCATTGGAATTTACTCTAAGATAGTTGCTTATTATACTGGATTCTTTGCCATTAGCAAATATATCTGTGTATGAAATTAGGAATTTGGCTAGTTCTTCGTTAGAGTTATCAAGATATCCTCTATTTCTTAATTCTCTAAATAAACATGCTAGTATTTTTTTAGGTTTTGTAGAATTCCATTTTATTTTTAAGTGGTTCTCTTCTTGAGATATTTGTGTTGTAGTTATCTTTGTAACTGATAGTTTTGTGTTTTCTTTTTTCAACTCTTCATTTTCTAACATTAAGATGGATTCTTTACTGTTTAAAGTCGATATTTCATTTCTTAATTTTTCTACTTCTAATTCAAGTTTACGCTTTTCATCAGATATTCTATCAAATTCAACTTCCAGAGTAAATATTTTACTTGATAAATCATTGTTTTCTGCTATAACTTTTATGTTTTTCTTTCCTAATTCCGTTTTATGTTTTTCCATAAAACCATTTATTTCCCAATGTCCAAAATTATCGCATTCAAATACTGATAATATATAATCGTATGCTGTTTTCGTCAATTCATACTCTTCAAACAGTTCGTTTTCAACACATTTTTCAAAAAGATTTGTGTGGTAATGTAGTGTCCAATTGCGTATGCCTGCTTTTTCTATGATTTTCTCATAAAAGCAGTAAAGGGTATCTATGTCCTTAGTGTTATTGATATTGCCAAATAATTCCTCTTCAAATTCTGTCTTAGTATCAGAAAACCAACTTTCATTCGGGAATTTCAGCGTAGTAAATGGAGCGTCTGATAAATAAGATATTGAGTTTGCGATCCCTTTAATATATTCTTTAAATTTACAGAATTTCATAATAACACTATTTGACTATTCGTAATTTCGTGAAATAATTCTCTTTAGCTGCTATCATACTCTTTTCTGATTCACCCAGTTTGAGGTATGTCTTTAGCTGCTGCTCGCTACTGTGTCCGGTGATAGCCATTATAGAACTTAATGAAGCCCCGGCTTTATACATATTGGTTGCTAAACTTCTCCGGCAGGTATGAGTTTTAAGAAGGTCGCAGAAACGTTTTTTAGCGGTATACTCCATCGCTCCCCGTTGTTCGTCAAACTCTACTATTTCCGTCCATCCTAAAGCCTCGCCAATCTCTTTGATATGGTCGTTTATCTTTTGGTCGTAGACTTTGGGAAGTGCACCGTTATATTTGTCAAGGATAGCCGCAACACGATAATCAAGAGGAATATAAACGATATTTCCGGTTTTTTCCTGTTTAAGTTTGATGTACTTATTGCCATCGGTAAGGGTAACTATCATTTTCGTATTGATGCGCTTATAATCACTTACTCGTTGCCCGGTCAGACAGCCAACTACAAACACATCTTTTATCTTTTCCCATGCCGGACGATTGGATAAATTGTACTCATAAAGTTCCTGTATTCGTTCTTCAGTCAAATAGACATTATCAACATCTTTATAGATTACATCAAAACCAAACCGGACGTTTGCCGCATCCATTAGTTTAAGCTGTTCGGCTGCATAACATATCGTTTTGCATATCTTCACCATCCGAGCGATAGTATTAGGGGAATATTCCTTATCTGTGAGGAATGATCGGAAGTCATTATAAAACTCTATTGTCAGGTCCTCAAAACCAATAACCTTTAGCCTTGTTTCTTGATACGCTTTAAACTGGGATTGAAAGCCTTTGTAGCTCTTGATTGTTCCAAGAGATATATTTGTGGTTCCTCCTTTCTTTTTCCGTTTTCCGATTTCGCATTCGTGAATGAATTGTGCTATAAAGTCGTTGAAGTTGGTAGCCTGTTCTTCTTCTAGGGCTTTAGCTTCAGCTTCTGCTCGTTCTTTTTCGGCTGCTATCTGTTCAGCATATACTATTTCATAGATACGTTTATTTACAAGTTCATTAGTAACATTTGTATCTGAATCAAGGATGTTATTTAGAGTTTTCTCTATCAAGTCCAGTTTATCAAAAAACTCTTTGTTGTTTTTATCATTCCTGTAGTTCTTTCTTTTTATTGCTGATTCTTGGGACTTTTCCCATGCTGATACATCAACTTCTAGCAAGGTTGAGGCTTTGATGTCTATATCCTTAGCTTTGCTTCTGATACGGGCAAATAGAGTGGCTATCTTTGCCTTCTTGTTTCGGATAAAAAAAGATACTGCCATAGCTTTATATTTTAGTTCGAGTTCTTACTATGATAAGGTGGGAACAAATATACAATAAATGTTTTATATGTTCCCACTTTGTTCCCACCTTTTCTTTATCTTATTTTATTCTATTTTCTTTATGTGATAAATAATTTGTTGTTTTTCAGTAGTTTATGAAAATAATGTTTTATCTAATAAATAAGGAAAATAAAGAAAAAGAGGTTCGCCAGGAACCTCAACTATCACTTTGAAGCCCTTGAAAGTCAAGCACTTTCAAGGGCTTATTTTTTACGGAGACCGTTTCGGGGGAAAAAAGGCTCAGTCTGAAACCTTGGGGGATTGCGTTAAAATTCTTATTTTTGCATCATGAAAACATCCTCTTCCCAAACGATTGATCCTGTTGCTTCTTTAAGCTTGTTCTTGCCTTCAGGAATCCTTGATTACTTTACCCTAGTCAATCATGTTTCTCAGGATACTTGCTTTATTCTTTATTTAGAGGAGAAAGCCACTATTCCTTCTGAGTACTCTGATCTCCATCTTCACTCAAAAGGTTTCCTCCCTGAGATTGAAGTTCAGGACTTCCCTATCCGTGGTAAAGCCGTTTATTTACGTATCAAGCGTCGTCGCTGGGAAGATCCCTCCACTGGGCAGACATATAGTCGTGACTGGAGTTTGGTAGCCACCGGTACTCGCATAACCGCTGAGTTCGGTGCTTTTTTAAAAGAATTACTTAGATAATCACGCCGTTAGCTGCCAAAGTGTAGCTGAGCATTACTGTATGGATGGCAAACAGCTTCAAAGCCAATATAAAGACCACCTGAGTGACTTCCAGAATTGGGATCAGAGAGCACATGCCCAAGAGTATATCCTTTATCCAAAGAATATGGGTTATCACCTATGTATTGACGAAACGGCTTTAAGTAAGGGAGATCTTTATACCATCTTAATAAATAGATATAAGCGAGGTAGGAAAGGTTCTATTATAGCTGTAATTCAGGGCACTAAAACCGATGATATCATTGCGGTACTTACAAAGATGCCACAGGAGCTGCGTAATCAGGTCAAAGAAATTACACTGGATATGGCCGGGAGCATGCAAAAGATTGCCAAAACGTGCTTTCCACGTGCCATGCAGGTGATTGATAGGTTTCATGTACAAAAACTTGTATACGAAGCGGTACAAGAGTTGCGTATTACATATAGATGGCAAGTGATAAAAGAGGAGAATAAAGCCATGAAAGCGGCAAAAGAGAAGGGGGAAGTACATAAAGCAGAAGAATTCGAAAACGGAGATACACTCAGGCAATTATTAGCCAGAAGCAGATATTTATTATTTAAATCACCTGATAAATGGACCAAGAGCCAGAAAATCAGGGCAGAATTACTTTTCAAGCAGTTTGAAGATATTAAACACGTATATTACTACTCATTGGAGTTGGGAAAGATCTTTTCCACAAACTATGACAAGGATGTAGCAAGAGTAAAGCTGGCACTATGGTATAATAAGATTGAAGAATATGGATACGATACATTCACAACAGTAGCAAACTCTATTGAGAACCATTATGAAAGGATTTTGAACTTCTTTGTGAACAGGAGTACAAATGCAGCAGCGGAAGCATTTAATGCTAAAATCAAAGCATTTAGGGCATCATTTAGAGGAGTAGTG